AACTAATCCGTATTCACCATATGCATTAGAACCGTTTAGTGATCTAATTTCACCACCATTGTTAGCGTAATAAGCACTCCAACAATAATAAGTGAACTGTGAAACCATCTCTGATAAACCACCGTTGGTCACAATCAAACCGTAACCTAAATCGTTAACTTGGGTAAAGTCATTACCTAGCATACTTCTGTTACCAGCAGTCTGAACAGTTATTTCAATTGGGTTAATTGTACTTGCGTTGTCTAAAACTTGAGATCCGTATACTGTTCCTGTCCAACCTGCTTTGGCATTTGAACTAGGATCAAGAATAAGAGTTGCTGTACCTAATGTCGGATCCCAATCTCTAACTGCGTTTACTTGGAAACGTCTGCCTTCCATATAGAATGGAGATGGAACTTGTGGTTTCTTAATAAAGAGTCCTTGTCCTGCTTGTGAACGCACATCAATTTTAAACGCTGTCTGTTTGTTAATAACTTCCATTGGTACATTTCCAACAAAAGCATCAACAAGCATACCACCTCTAAACGCTTGTCTGTTTAGTGATCTTGAAAAACTAGATCCTGTTTGACAATAAGGTGATTTAGTTAATACTTGTCCATCTGGGTCAAGTACCATCATAAAACCACCGTGTCCTGTCACCGAACAGTTTCTAACAATAGTACCATCGTTACACAAGAACACATCAATTTTGTCATTGTCTTTTGGAGGATTAAATTGTGCATTAAAAGCAAACAATACACAATCAATAAGTGCATCTAAATTTGTATATGCAGTCGCTTCAGCAGTTAATGTTGGATCTATGATTTGTGGTTCATTTGACTGAGTTGGAGTAACTGTTCCATTTTGTAATATAGTATTTGCAAGTGTACTAATGTATTGAATCGCGGCTACTGTTTCTGTAGTTTGTCCTGGCGGAATATACTTGTCACCGAATTTACCTTGGTTAGTTAATGAATCTTCTCTACCGCCATAAACCAAGTCATGAACTAAACCATCAACGATGTAACCTGTATCACGTTTACATTTTGTTGTATAGTTTGTATTACCTTGGTGACTTGGATAGTTTGTGTCTACATAACTAATTACTTCTTCAATAATAAATTTTTTATTGTTAGCAAGTATTTGTGAGGCTTGTACAAATTTACCTGGATTGTTTATACCAAAGTTACTTACGTTTACGTCCTTAGTTGGGTCGTGCAAGTAATGTTTACCAAACCAACCAATTGGATTACCTGTTAATGGATCGATGTAACGAGATCCGTTAGTTGGTAAGTTTGTATCTGGAACTCCTGTAACACTTTGAGAATCACCTCTTAACCCATCAAATACTTCATCTCGATAAAAGTAAACATTCGCCCATGGAGATTGTGACGCACCTTTTTTAGGTTTAATAATTACTCGTCTAAATTCATCACCTTTGATAGATACGTTTGCTGGTAATCTAATTGGAAAGTGTTCTTCGTAAGTACCAGATTCAATCCTAATACTTATTTGACTAAATTTAATTGTGTTTGCATACTCAAGTTCTTCACCAACAGTAAATTCTTTTGGTTCTAAAAGTTGTAATTCAAGAATATCTGTATTAACAGGATTGCTTGGATTTAAATTTTCGCTTAGGTATTCAACTACTCTACCTATTGCACCTGATTCTTTACCTCGTACAACCTTACCTGGTAAAATATCTGTGTTATCTGGATCACCTTGGTCAACAAAGTCATTTGTAGTACCGTTGCCTATTGTTAATTTATATGTACTACCGTCTACAACAGCAGGGGCATCAAATACATTTCCATCGTTTATTATACCAAGAATAATATCAAACTTTGCTCCTACTGAATTTCTTGCAGTTGCATCTGTTTGGTTAGCAGAATTTATGTATTGTGTATATATACTCTGATAAGTTGTGCTTGGGCTTAAATTTTGTAGTACCACATCAACCAATGCCTTAACAAATTGAATACCGGCGATTGTTTGTGTTCTTTGTGTTGATATTGATGCTGTTGCACTTGCGTTTGCATAATACCTTATACCAGCACGTCTTGAAAGAAAGTTAGCATTGTTTCCTGTCAATGTATCTAACTTGACTGCATCTACCATTAATCCTACATCTCGTTTACATAATGCTTCGTCATATATGAAATCAGGATATGTAGCATTTATGAAAGCAACAGTTTCGTTCTGTATAAATTCTTTGTTTTCATTTAATAAAATTCTTACATTGTTACGCCCTGATGGAATAGTTTTTACATCAGCAGTTCCTACCGTAGTAGCAGTTGAGAAATTAGTATGCGTAATTGTTTGAGCGTAGTTACCTAGTTCAAATTTAGATGCAATTTGTAATTCTTCTGCTTTACGAGCGGCCGCTCCAATACTTGCAAATGCAAATGATGGACTTCTTCCTGCCTTACCAGGATTTGTTTTAGAAAATCTATCATCACCTGAATTACTTACATAAAGGTTAGAACTACTTACACCTTCTTGTCGGTCAACGTAAAGTTTGGTTGCAACTTGTAATGCTTCTTGATCTGGAGATACTGTTCCTGCTAATGCTCCTGGATGATCATGAGCAAACAAAGCACCAGTCATCTTATCGCCTGCTCTTCTTACAACACTCTTACGTGGTAATGCTTCGTTTGCAAGATAGAAACCAGATAATTGGGTATCTAATCCTTGATCAACTAATTTGTGTACACCAGCATCAACTGACCCTGTGATTGCAACACTGTTTGTATTTGCAATAGCATCTGCTGAAGTGGTATGTAATCTAATTGTATTATCATCTGTAATACCAACATAATAAATTTGATCTTTGACTAAGCCGGTTAAAGCCGCTTGACTAGATGTATATTTGTAACTTGCACCGTTACTTGCTCTATCTAGTCCGTGATTCTGTACTTGTAAGTCTTGTGTTGATACAATACCTGTAATATCTAATGTGTATTCTGATGCATCTGCAGGTTCATCACGTAGTCCTCCCATTTTACCTGGATTCATTGCTTTTGCATATCTTTGATCGTTATATTCTTTGTCTGGTACTAAGTCATGTATAGTATAGTTTCCACCATACTTACTAGTAAATGCCGCGGCATCTGCTGTGCTAATCCCTACATTACCTATTGCATAACCTGAACCATTTAAATGACCACCTAGTTGTGGACTAGTGTCACCTGCAACATTTGTTCTACCTGCTTGTATTAAAAGTTTGCCTGCTTGTGTGACATTGAATACAATAGTATCATCTGCAGGATCTCCTGTAATTGCACCATTTGATACTAATTCTAATGCTTCTACACCATCTTCTGTAGTATTAACTGCAAGTATTCTACTTGCTAATCCTGTATAATCATCTGGTGTATCACTTAAACCTCTGAAGTTAATTTGTCCTCCGATACCAAATACAGCATATAGTTCTTGGAAGTTTTCGTTTGCTTTACGAAACGATTCACGTAAACTATCACCGGTACCGTCGTTACCTTCTACACCAATATCAATAATTTCTCTTGCCATTTGTTACTCCGTTAAGCAGGTATTGCTAGTTTGTCCATATCAAAATTTACACTTACGCCACATCCACAACTGCTTTTTGCGTTAGGATTTACAATTTCAAACATAGAACCCATAATATCTTTTTTATAATCAATGACTGTACCAAATAAGAACATAATACTAGCACCGCCTATAACAAAAACATTTTTGTTATCTGTTGTGAATACTTCATCGTCGTCTAGTAATTCATCTGCTGTTTTGTATGTTCCCCACTGATATTCAAAGCCTGCACATCCTCCGCCTTTCATGTTTAGCGTTACTGCATATACATCATTTTCCTTACAAATAGTGTCGATTTGCTGTTTTGCGGCGTCGGTTAGTGTACAAATAGTCATTGAAACTCCTTATTAATGTTATTTATCTTAGCGTTTTGTAATCCGAATGTAAATATAGTTATGTTTATAGAAGAATTTAAAAAGAAAAGCCGGCATATAAGGCTGTCTAAAACGGGTGTAGAACACCAATATACACGTAACAAAACCTTTGCTAGGTTACGCTGTGATAGTTGTAATACCGAATTTATTAGACCAAGAGGTAGTATGGACCCTAAGCGTCTAAATAACAACTATTTTCATGTTTGTGGGGATTGTGATGCAAAGAGATTTGCACAAAAACTAGGGGTGGACCAGAAGCAGAAATGGAATAATCTTTCTGCTTCTAGTAATATTCCTATTAGTAAATTGTAACTATTCCGATTTCCATATAGTCCATGCACCGTATGCTATTGCAAGTCCTGCCGCAATTTTTGCTAAAGGTGCAAGAAATAGTACCATAAGTCCTAGCACTACAAGAGCCGCTCCATCCCATGAAGTACGCTCTTTCATTCTTGAATTAATCCATGATTTAATCATAATATACCTCCTAAAGTATTCCATTATGTTTGATACTGCTTAACGGTAAAACCTTGCCAAACTCATCTTTGCATATTTCACCATTAATACTACCTGCCATCATTTTCTTGCCATTGCTATTGATATACAAACAAGGTTTAATTTCTTCACCATCTACTGTTCGTTTCAAATTGCGAGGCTTAGGTTTTCCTGAGGCCGCTTTGTATCCTGCCATAAATCTCCTTCTGTTAGATATTTATTATATTGATTCAGCAGTTCTATGCTTGCTAAATTCTTCATCTTACTTTCACACATAATATCTGCATATTCTAAGAATGATAATGCATATGCATTAACTTTTTCGTTAGGATAATAGTCGCTATGTGCTCTAAGTTTTGCTTTCTTATGCCCTGCTTCAAGTAATGCTGTCATATCAGGCATTGTATCGTGTAAAAAGCCTTTAGGTAATGCTTCGCCTCTGCTGTAACTGTAATGTATCACAGGACGTACACCACGCCATGAATCTATTATGCGAGAAAATCTATCGTCGGTGGGACGTATGTATTCACCTTCACGGCACCAGTGATGGTGTATGTCGAGCACCAATGCACAGGTGTCGACGAGTTCCAAACTAGCGTCGATCCCCCATTTGTTTTCATCGTTCTCGATCGTAATTGTGTTTCTCGCTTCCGGAGAAAGTCTTGTGTTAACTGCGTGTTTGATACCGGCTGGACCTTTCTTACCGGATATGTGGACGTTGCACTTAAAGTCTTGGAACGATTTGCCATAGCCCATCCATCTGATGCAATCAACATGATATTCAAACTCCTCTATAGATCTTTCGACAATCTCTTCGTTGTCGCTTGCAAGTACAGTAAATTGGCCTGGGTGCATCGATAGTCTGACATCGAGGGCTCTTGCCGTTTCACCGACTTTTGCGAATTCTTTAGCGGCATAATCACGTACATCAGACTTACGCCAATAATAACTCCAAGTAGGCTCGGTATAAACAGGAAGGACATCGCTACCCAATCTGACCATACGAAGTTCTGGAGGAAGGCTTCCAACATATTCAATCAACCTTTTGTATGACGCTATGTTATGAACCATCAAGTCCCATAAGCGTTCTTCAGCAACATCACGTGTTTGATTGTTCAACCAACGTACTGTTGTGCTACGAGTATTTAGTGGACGTTGTACTTCTTCTAGTAATTTTTTCTTTTGTGTTTGGTCTGGATGCATGTATTTGCAAGCGAAACCTATACGTTTAATCATTTATAATACCTTTTATCTTCCATGGCGTAAAACTTACACTACCTAAACTGATATGATCTGCTCCTGCGTTTAAATAATTTTTTGCATCTTGTTTAGAATACACACCACCACCTGCAATAACTGTGACATTCGGATGTTTGTTTTTTATGTAGTCAATTAGTTTCATAGTATATGGCACAATAATTTTACCTGATAAACCGCCTTTTTCAGTTGGTAAAGTATTACTTGCATGTATACAATTATACCCGAGATTTACTAATTTGTCAACCATATTATTATCAGCAATAGGAGGAATCTTAACAATAGTAAATTCACCACGCATATGATTAGGAAATGCCTCAAATTTAGGCCAATCCATTGTATCATTACATGCATCTATATTTGGGCAACTTATATTAAGTTCTATATTCCTGTCAGGACCTATTGCCATTAATATTTTTTCCCAGTCATTAGGTTCTAGTGCGGCAACACTTAATACCTCATTATAAGAAGTTTTGAACATGCCATCAAACAAACCAGGATTACGTAAACCTAATTGATTACGCCAAGACCATCCTGCTTCTGTTTTTACATATCTTAAGGTTTTTAAAATTTGCTTTATGCGTCCTGGCCTTGGATTGACAGTAAATGTACCAGTTACACTAATTGCATTTTTAAATTTTAAATAATTTCCGAATGGTGCGGATATAAAATATTTTGTCACTTTCTATATCCAGTATTGAAACTTATAGTTACACGATTGTCTGTTTCATTATCTTCTGTGTAATGTTCTAGCCAACTAGGAAAAAGAACAAGTGTCCCTTGTTCACATGGTGTTTCCATTAGTGTTGCGTTATACATAGTTTCCTGTGCAGTATATTCATACATTTTGTAAGGGTGTAAAGGACTTTTAAATATTAAAGGTGTGCTACCTTCATCTGCTATAGGATAAAATGCACCACTTAATACACTTACTTCGTGCCTGTGAGATTTGACTGCACCGCCTTTACCAACTCTATTCATCCAACTGTTACCAATTGCTAATTGAGGAAGACCATATTCTAAACAGTAATCTTGTATACAATCTTCTAATGTTGCTTTTATAGGTTCTAACCCCATCTTATCTAACCAACGGTTAGGAGTTGATTCATTATAAGTGCTTTCGCTATTTTTCATAATAGCATGCCATTCGGTTTTAGTTTTGTTTACAATATCTAACATTCTTGAATAGTGAGGATGTTTTGTTAAATCATATCTCATTATTGTAGTAGGAAATAATGTGCTTATTTGTCTTGGATAATTCTCAATCATTTTACTATCTTTTCATGCATTGGATATATTGTGTTAAAATTAATAGTAGTCCTATAATCACAATCAATAGTTGGAACAAAATGTTCCATCCAACTAGGATATAATAATAGGTCCCCAGTTTCGACTTCTTCTAAGTGTGCATATGTTGTACTAGGTGTTTGTGCATTCTGTCTTTCCATCATTCTATATGGAATAGTAGGATTACCAAATGCAAGTCCTTGACTGCCTTCTGGAGCATTTACATACAAAGTACCACTATAAACACTGTTTTCATGTCTGTGTCTTTGTATTCTACTTCCTTTATGCATAATATTATACCAACTATCATCTATTACAACAGGCTCAATACTATTCACACGGCACATATTTGTAATACAAGACAATAAAATACTACTAAGTTCTTCAAATTGATCTAATAGATAACTTCTTTGTCTCCAATCTTCTATAAAACTAGTTTGACCTTTGCCTTCAAGTATAGTTTTTTCTGTTTGTTCTGCATCAATTAATAAATTTAATAAATCGTCCCATTTATCATAATGATCATAAAGTTTGAATTTCATTATGTTTACAGGAAACAATTCTGTAACTTTAGCACCTGTAATTAATCCTCTTTGTGCCATTAGTACCAATTCTCCTTACACCACGGATCAACACAATTATCTGGATTTGGTTCACCATGAAATACTGCTACAGCGGTATCTGGAGCAATTTCAGGAACACCAGGAGCAGAAAAATTACGCACTCCATCTATTCTAGTCATTGCAGGCTTATTACGCATTTCCCATTTATAACTTTGTAACCATTCATCTGGCCAAAATACAAAATTGTCTTTGACTTGGTCATACAACCAATCTTGGTCACCGTGAAACTTTCTACTGTTTTGTACAGGATTGTTCATAAAATTTTTATACACATGTTGATGCTGTCCTATCTCTAGCCTAAAACAACTGCTGTTAAATTTATTCCAAGACGGATTATTTTTTCTATTGAAATCTCTTATTACACAAAATTTTCCTGGTTGATATGTAAACAACTTATCTATGTTTCTAAAAATAATTACATCTAAATCTATAAACAAAACAGTTCCTTGTAAAACAAGTTGTGGATTGAAGAACATAGGTTTATACCACCATCCTTGTAAACCTCTATGTTCCGGCAATACTTCTGTTCTGATCTCTGCATTTAAGTCTGTAATATTTTCAGTAAAACAAACAAATTCAAAAGGCAGTGTCATATGCCTTTTACACATATTATATAATGTGTTTACATATTTTGCATCATATTTACTTCCATGTTTCAAACAAGCAATATACCGTTTGGCATTAGGTTCAAACCCTTTACTCCAACGATCTGGATCACCTAAATCTGTTTTATCAACAATAGGTGGAATTACTTTTGGTTTTGGTTCTAGCAAAGGCGGTTTAGGTGTAGGAGTAGGCTCCTTCACAGGTGGACGCTCAGTTGTAGATTTTGGAAAAGGCTTATGTATTTTCTTGCCCGTTTCCTTTTCTAACTTTTTACGTGCTTTGCGTTGCTCTTTTGTTTCGCCTGGATAGTATTTTTTGACCAATGTTATGCCTCATAGATTGCACTGTTGGCACCATGCTCGGAACATTCTACTCTTACGCAATAACAACGATTATTTGTTTTATCTCTAATTAAATCGTTTGCAAAATTAAATGCGTGTTCGGCAAATTTTTCTGCTCCAACACCGTCAAATTCTCTTACTTCACATAAGTCTTTATCTTGTAAATCATAAAAGTCTTGTTTATGCGGATCATTTATATCTACACAAGTTTTGTGATCAAACTTATCTTCAAGCCATGCTTTAAGTGGTTTCAATCCACCAAAGTCTACTGCCCAATTTTTATTATCTAAATCATTACATCCAAATGTAAATTTAAATGCAAGACTGTAACCATGCAATAAATGACAGTGTGAATGATCTGCATTTGGTTGTCTAAACACCGCTGATAGTCCGATGTTGTGTCCGTATGTTTTTGTACTATAATAAGCCATATTTTCTCCTATAATGTAGCGGCAGAATTAGGAGGGTTGACGCTAAGTCCTCTTTGTATCATGTACTTATTATACTATAATTTTCTTGGGCTGTCAACTGAAACATTTGGCAATTTCCATTGATTTGGCAAAGTCCAGTCTGTTTGGTATATTGTAAAACGCTTATCAGGGTAAAGTTGCATCAATACACCTATTTGGTGTATCCAATATCTTGGGTCTATAAAATGGTGATCACTTTTATTGTAATTACAAGTATCTTTATATATGTTATTCATATATTTGTCTTTGCTATGTAAGTCAAAACCTATCATGTTTATGTTATTACCTAAACCACATGCAATTAAAACTGCGTATGGACCACTACCCCAATGGAAAGGTTGATCTGCTCTTTCTTGTCCTGTGTAGGGTAATTCAGGAACAGTCAAAATACCATATGCTTTGAATTCATCTATCCAATCTTTTCTTGTGTAGATGTTTGACTTGTAATCTGCTTCAATGGCTTCTCGCACCATTTTCCTATCTACACAGACAAGGTGTTCTACAAAATAGTCACGCAATATTGCATTGCATCCTATTTTTGTATCCTTTATAGAATCGATATCTATATTAGCACGGCTTTCACCGTTTCCAATTACTAGCATAAATTTATTTATTAGGTTTTATGTCGTTGACTTCTTTGCTAATGAGTTTGAACTCTTCTCTCACTTCGCCTAAGTTTTTACTTGCTCTATGTAATGTATGTACTAAGTGTCTTATGGTATATATTGTCCAGAACCACCAAGTTACTGCTGTTACAGCAAAAACTCCTAGTCCTGCCCAGAATGCTTGTTTATAATCAATGACGCCGAAGCATACTAATACTAAAGCAAACCCTACAAATAGGATTGGTACAACTCGTGCGAACATATCCCAACGTTCAACTTGAGTTTCTATGGTTTTTATATCTGCCTGTTTTTTAAATTTGTTTATCATCATGGCCTTTCTACTATGTTTTTAAGCATAATATTTACTTTAATTTTTTATGAATTAAATTGGATTATTATGAACTTATTGCACCAAAGGCTTTCCAAATGCCTGGGGTTCCGTCTCTAATGCACACCCAACCAACATAGCCTGTTGGAGTTGGATTTGTGTTCCACACAATATCACCTACAGCATAAACACCTGCTGTGGGTGCCGCCGCACCATTTTCCATTTTGCGTCCGTCAAATTTTATAGGCCCTGATGTACTTAAACTTACATCATTATCTATATTAGATACACCAACACCTAATTTGCCATGGATGTTTACCCTTGCATTATCACTTCCTTGTGTGCCTACTACAATATTACCATTTGCTTTGACTGTCAATCTTGTTGTGTCATCTGTAACAATTTGTAAATCATCATTTGTCCAATTACCTATTCTTATTCCACTATCATGCTCACTGTCAATAATAAATTCTGCATCTAAGTTTGCTATGGAAAGAGTGGCATTTGGAGCCTGTGTTCCTATACCTAATCTGTTGCTTTCTGCTTCCCAGAAAAAATAACCATCAAAGTCAACATTTCCGTTTACAGAAAGATTATCTAAAACACCAACATTAGTCAAACTACTATTAATAATAGTTGAACCTAAATCTGTTTCTGTAATTACAGGAACAGTACCAATACTGAAATGTTTTGTTCGAGCAAGATCGATGTTTTCTGATGAAAACATTCTATGTGGATTTTCATGATATACAAATTGTCTGGAAACTTCAGAAGTTCTCCAAAGTAAACCTTTGCCTGCTACTGTTCCACCTTCAAATTCTAAACTAGTAGAACGCTCATTACGTATATCTGCTGTCAATTCATTTACATGTAATTTTTGTGCAGTAATACTTCCTTGAACATCTAAATCACCTGTAACTTTAATATTGCCTTCTAAAGTATCTGTGTCAATTGTATCAACAGTAATACCGTCATTATCAACCATTAGAATCATTCTAGATGCTTGATCGCTTATACCGCTACTTGTAAAATTTGTTATTAGTCCGCCATTTATTTTATTACCACTTAATTCGCGGTCGTTGATAGTTGGTGCAGGAGCCTCACGGTTTGCGAGGTCTGTAATTGCTGTTCCTAAACTATCTAGGCTTTTTTGAAGATCTTCTGTGCTCATGTAAGTATTTATCAAGATACTTTGAGAAGCACAGTTTCAGGATTTATACGTCCATTCAGTTTTGTGTCTGTAGTAGGAATTTCATCTAAGAATTTACGTAGTTTTACTTTACCTGAATCTTTGAATTCTTTTAGTTGATCTACAGGTTTCCTAAGAGTTTTCTGTATACTTAATGTTTCATCATACCCTAATATTGTAGTGCCTTTTACACTCAGTCCCGTACCATCTCTACCTTGGCCTAATGGATCAATGTTTTTAGCAATATATTTGCCTAGTTTACGTGATTTAACATTGAACACCCATAACTCGTTTGCTTTGATAATTTCTTCTGGGTTGACACTTGTTAGTGAATACTTAGAATCAACCTTAAGGAATTTAAGTTTAGCAACAAGTTTATCAGCACTGTAAACTTTCTTTTTGCGTGGTTTTCTATTGACCTTTGCTTTTTCAATTATAAATTCTAACTCTCCAAAAAGATAGTCCATTGCACCAATGTATTTTTCAATATGTTTTTTCTTAAGATGTGCATACCCTTCTTTTAATTGTTCCCACATGTCTGCTGTATGTTCGTCCATTTTTTTAAGTTGTCCAGCAGTAGGCATTCTCAACAACTCTCTATAATCATCTACTTCGTTTTCATAGATGTTTTTAATTTTTCTAGCATGTGCTCCAGTAATATTCTTTTCACTTGCATATTTTCTAAAATCAAAACCTTTTGGATCAAAAGTTTCTGCATCTACAGTAAATGTATCTAACCATTCTTCAATGCCTTCAGACATTGCATATGCTTGTTGTTGTAGCCTTTGTTGAATACTCAATTGTGGTACTTCTTTTGCTTTCTTTTGTTCAATTTCTTTTCTATCTTTTACAACAACCTTTCCTGATTCGATTGCTTTTGCTATGCGTTCTTTTAGAAAATTTGATGCAGGTTGCATAGTTCCCATAGTACCTGGCAAACTTTCCCAATACTCATTTTCTTTAGGATTAAGATCAGGCATTCCATCTAATAGTTGCTTTGCAATTATAGCGGCTGTAATGCTTAATTCATATGGCGGAGCCGCTTTAGCATGTTTGATATCATCTTTAGTGTAATCATTACTTGCCATCCACTTCCATGTATGTGGATATAAATCTACAGGTTTGTAATTTTGGTAGTAAAAATCTCTGCTTCTATCTCTATGTCGGTGGTAATGTTCACCACTCCAGTCTTCCCATCCCTCCCAGGCTGGTGCTTGTAATTTATCGCCCCGTCTTACTCTTGCAGTGGCACGGACCGTCTTTTTTCTTGTTCTTTTCGGTAAAGCCATGTGATTTTTCTCCTGGTATAATACTTACTATATAGCAACTGTTGGAATAAGTCAAGTAAAAAAGGTTAATTAAATTTTTTCTTAGCGTGAAATAAGTCTTTATAACGCAATTCTTCAGTCATTTTAGGATTGTGTGTATTTGTAAACTCCATAGACATCTTCCAGTCTTCACGTTTAAACGGTATAACTTGCATTAGGGGTTGCCCTGCTTTTATTACGTGATTATTTATAATCCAACCAGGAAATTCTACAGGCAAGTCAAATGTATCTGTATCTACAATGCCTGAAAGCAGTCTTAAATTAGGATTGAATTCGTATATAGGTTGAATAAACAAACAACTATACCCTGGTGGAGTTCTAACAAGCCAAGGGTTTTTTAATTTTATCCAATGTTGTTTGTCTGGATTTTTTACAGGACACATTTCAAAGCGATGTGCTTCGGGTGCATATTGATTATTTTTTACCTTAATACGGTTTTCAACAAAGTTGCCTTGTACTTCTTCTTTGATAATATCAATATCTGTCACGTTTTGTATTATGTATCCACTAGTCAACATATCTGTTGCTGGCATACATTTTTTAATAGTTGGCAGTGTACTACCTAACGGATACACAAATTTTTCTGATGGAAGTTTTTTAAACCATTTAGGCAATATTTTTTTTGCAGGGAGTACAGGAAATTTTTCAATAACTTCCTTATCCATAGATATAAACGTTATGTTCATTTCTTAATGCATTCTATTCCATCCCACTCTGCCTTTTTGTTTTTGCCTTTTACATATATGGTAGGGGGATTACTATCTATAAATTTTTGTTTAGCAATACTACACGTTATATAACTACCCATCTTATTTTCAATAGTTATATCTGGCATACCAGATATAGATAAAACTAATACTAACCAATACATTTCTCCACTCCGTTAGAAGTCACCATCCATTCCATTAATGGTGAAAGTTTTTCCTTTATATCCCGCATCCATTTTTTCTTTATCGGACATTTCTTCTGCATCTTTACGTGTACGAGGGTTAAATTTTTTCTCCTGCTTCAAATCCTCTGAAGCATTTGAATCTTGGGAACCTGAGACTATACGTTTCAGAATCTTGAGACTTCGTTCTAGCATCTGCTCTAATCTCTATCAACTGACCAATGAGATCAGTACGTTTAGTCCAGAACTCATCACGTTGAGAGTCAGTGAAACCGCTCCCACAGTTAAGGCGATAATTGTATCCATCGTCTTCTCCTTCTACTATTACGGCACCTAATCTTCCTTCGTTACGCCCAGTGCCTTGTTCGACGTCAACGACTTTCAAAGTAATTTCAATAAAAGGTTTTGCTTTCAACCAACTATGTGTTCTTTTACACTCGTAAGGTGCATCAATATCTTTGATCATAACCCCTTCATAACCACCGTCTACAGCCGCTTTATTTAGGTCTACAAAGCGTTTATTACCTTCAGTGGTACTTAGGTCTACCTCTTCCCATTCTAGTGCTTGTACGTGCTTTAAAATGCTTACATTCTGTTCAACCCAAGCCTTGACTGCTTGACTTCTAAATGACTGTGGTTTATCCCAAATGCCTTTTTGAAAGTCTGCCAGTGGACACATATCAAACAAGTGCAATACTGCGTCATCTGATTGTTTGCCATCTTTTCTATGAACTTGTTTCATTAGGTCTTGAAAATTTGCACTCATTACTTCACCATCCAATACTAAATCATATGGAGCAGGTTTTTGTGCAATCACTTCTTCAATCTCTGCAATGATGTGACCAAAGTTGTGAAACTGTTTACCATTACGTGAAAACATTTCTACTTTGTTACCACGTATAATTGTAATAACTCTCACACCATCTAGTTTAATTTCAATTTGTTTCTTACCAACCATTTTCTTTTCATGGTTAGCACTATCATGTGCAAGTGGGCAAGTAAATGTAGGAATAGCATACTGCGGAAATTTCTTTGCAATTTTGTTAACAGTTTTTTCTGAAACACCACAACGTAGATCTTTTATAAGTATTCTACGATAGAACATGTTCCATTGTTCTGCGGTAGCAAGATCTTTACAAAGTATAATTGCATCTCTAGCATTATGCCCTGTAAGTTGTCTGTCAATTAATTTACGTGCTAATTCTTTGAATGTAGGCCATGAAAGACCTTGTGGCGTAAGTACTTCATTTTCTTCTTTTTCAGGTACTTGTTTTACGCCGAATGTAACAAGTGGATCAAGTGCCATTTTGACACCTTCAAAAAATTCGTCTAGCCCTTCTTCCATAGCAGATTGAATAACTGCTTCTTTTGCTAGTCTACTGTTGTCTGCTTCTAATTTTCTAATTATCTCTTGTGGTTGTGTTCTCATTGTTGCCTCTCTGTTGCCTAATTATATTTACATTATAGCACCGTAATATGCATTTGTCAACTATTTTGGCGGACCCGAAGAGATTCGAACTCCTGACCTCCGGTTCCGCAAACCGGCGTTCTATCCTGCTGAACTACGGGTCCGTGTGTAATAAAGGCCGACACTTGGTACGCAACTGTTCGGTGTCTGGTTTAATGCAACGTTACCTAGAACTAACCACTTACAACCTTTATTACTTCTATAGTATATGCTCATTAAATAGGATTGTCAAGTGTTTTGGTAGTCCTGGCGGGATTCGAACCCACATCGCTCTCTAATCTGGAGACTGTGCCGAGTATAAGCCGGGTGTTTTACCGTTAAACTACAGGACTAAAATTTGGACACCTAGGCCGGATTCGAACCGGCATACACGGAGTTGCAGTCCGTTGCATAGCCATTCTGCCACTAGGTGTTGGCATAGGTGAAGGGAATCGAACCCCTATTTTCAGTTTTGGAGACTGACGTGTTACCATTACACTACACCCATAAAAAAAGCCCCTAAACAATTACTTGCTAGGGGCTTTGTGAAATAACTTTTTGTTAAAAATCAAGTCAAGACATAGCCCCTCCGTTTGCTATCGGGCACCAACATATTATAAATGTTGTATCTGTCTTGAACATGTTTAAAATTCCTTTTCTCATATTGTTACTTACTATAACACTTCTATTTATATTAGTCAACCACTTTTGGTAAAAAATTGGCTCTGGGGGTAGGATTCGAACCTACACGATAAATAATTTGCAGTATTTTATCACTCAATAAACAGTTGAGCGTGTCTACCATTTCCACCACCCCAGATTAAGATTATTTCTTATCTAGTGCGGCAATCATTCTTGTCATACCTATACCGCCACCTACTCTTGGAAAGAAGTCAAACTCTAAAAACTTTTCTAGTTCTACTTCTACTCTATCTTTGCCGAACAGTTCGAACAGTAGTTTT